TACTGGCCGATGTATGCGTTGAGATCAACATTCCCGGACCCGTTGTTCTCGTGAGTCACTCGCAGGAAGTACGGCAACGAGAAGTCGATACGGCTCGCCCCGCCATCAACTACCTGGCGTATCAGTCTGTAGGCTACCCCACCCACCCCGACAGAGAAGTAACGCACGAACCAAAGCTCCAGGTAGAGGTCCACCCGGTTCGCGGCTGCGTTGATGACTGGGTAGGCGCTGAAGGTGTAGTTGTCCACTTGATGAACCCACCATTGCCTCGATGGGTGCCCCTCAGAGGAATGAAATGCGATCTTTGGGCCAGTTCCACTACTGCCTCCGGCTCTGAAATAGAGCGAGTTACCAAGCCAGAGCGCCCATCGGTTCGCGGGGACGGCAGGCAGCGAGCCCATCGAACCCGCCGAGCTTGCTGTCCAGTTGCCGCCATCCTGACCCCCGAAGAAGTCCTGATGGTCGTTGTCTGTGTCGGCGGCATCGCCGCCGGGGAACGGGTAGCGTCCTCCCGCTGTTGGCGATGCCGTGCCGCTGCCTCCGTAGGCCGCGCCCATGGTAGACCCGCCGACTGTCGCCAACCCGAACTCGACCTTATAGTCGAGGCCGTCGATGCTCACCGAGTCCTGCTCACGGCAGAGAACTGATCGCTGATTCTCTTGACCGATGCCACTCGTGTCCGTCATCAGGACAGGCATGACCGGGTTCGCCTGCTGAATGAAGAGGGATTGGCGACCTATGTTCGCAAGCGGCCCACCAGGGTAGGCGGGGTAGTTCGGCGTCTCCGACACAGTGCCCAAACCGGAACCCGGCAGGAAACCGACATACCAGAAGTGCCAGGGGAGCGCGTTGCCGCCGGAGGTCAACCACGCGGGCGCTACGAAGTCCTCGTCTGCCGGGAGAAGCTGGGCCAAGTCAGGCCCCCTGGAAGGTTCGCCTGAATACCCTGTCCTCGACCATGGCCTGCCGGATCAAGTTGCGAATCGTATCCTGGCGCTCGACCAGCAACTCGTCAATACCGCGAGCGTCCACGGCATTGATCGAGAACGAGATGTTGGTGCCGCTGCCGCCGCGCATATCCACGGGGATGCTGCGACCATCGGGAAGAGGGACCACCGCCTCGTTCATGCTACCCTCGCCAATGAGCGCGACATGAGGGCTAGAAACAATCGGACCGCCCATGGCGTACCCCCTGACTGGAAGAGCGCGGCCAAGCCCGCCGCTGACTATCCCGCCTGTTGCGAGTGGCGTGGCATCGCCAACGCCGCCCGGCACAACGCCGCCGTCTGCCATGCCGCCGAACGCTACCTTGATCGCTTGAAGAATGAGCATTTCCACAATCATCGCGGAAACCTGGGTGATGAACTCCCTGGCAAAGTCCTTGAACGCTTCCTTCGCCGTCTTCGTGCCGTCAGCAAAGGCCATCATCGCAGAAGTCAACCCGCTCGCAAATGAACGCAGCGCGCCCTCCGTCACATCGGCAATCGCCTCGCCAAGCTTAGGGATCTTATCCGTGAAGTTCTTGATGCCGCCTTTCACCCCCAGCAGAGACGCCTTCAACTTGTCCTGCTCCTTATTCCATTGATCAGTCCCCTCCGCAGCCCCCTTCGCAGCCAGGCCGTACTTCTCCACATTCTCGATCATAGCCTCCATGTCTGCACCCTGAGCCTCTGTGATCAGACCGCCCGAAAGCGCCGCCTCAAGCTGCTCACGCGCCGCCTCGATGTCTGATGTCAGGGCCTCTAACTCCATCTGCGGAGTGATCGTGAACTCGCCGCTGATCTTGTCGAGCGCGCCGCCAAGCCCCTCGGCCAAGGCCGGACCCACCTTGCCCTTGATGTTCGCTGCCATCGTCTCCGCAATCTCGGCAGCGGCTGAGGCGGCGAGGTGCATCCCGAGAACGATGGGGCCTTGGATAGCTGCCGCGATTAGCGCCGCGTTTTCCTTGATGACCCGCAACCTAACGGCCTCGGCCTTCCTGGTCTCGCGTTCGGTAACCTCCGTGGTCTTCTGCAACGCAGCCAACTCACGAGCCTCCATCTTATCCCTCGACTCGTTGAAGAGTGCGACCTGGCGGAAGGAGGCTTTCTGGAATGCCGCGACCTGGCGCTCGATCAGCTTACTATCTACACCATCGGCCTCCAATCGGGCTCGAAGCAAGATGGCCGCGTCCCGCTTCGCAAGCATAAACCGCTCCTTGTCGAAGGCGCTGCGGGTCTCGATGCGCGCCCGGTCCTTCTCGAAACCATCCGCTCGCGCCATGTCGAGGATGGCCTCGTTCTCCAGCGAAAGGTCCAGAAACTCCCTTGCCTCACGAAGTCGCTCTTCTACTTTCCTTCTGTACTCCTTGTAAGCCGAATCGTCAACGGGCGCGGGCGCTGCGGGCGCTGCGGGCGCTGCGGGCGCTGCGGGCTCGAAGCCCATGCCACGGATCCCCGCGTCGATAGACCTCAATGCCTCCAACTCTCTCGCCGCTCTCCTCGCAGCATCTTCGAGCGACTCCACCTCGGCGGTTGACTCCTTGACTTTGCCCAGGAAGATGGTCCCCGTATCGACCATCCTCTTCCATGTCTCCTGCTGGTGCGATAGTGAACTACCAGTCTTGCGCTGCCAATCACCGTAATCCTTCAAGGTCGCATTGATTATGCGTAGCGCGCTCTCCTCTGTCCGTAGCCCTTGCTCGACATCCGAGATAATCCCTTTGACGAAGAGACCCGCATCCTGAATAGACGCCGTGAACTCCTTGCTTCTCGTGGCCTCGAAGAGTTCGCGCAGCGATTCCGCAGAGCTATCGGCAATGGGTTCCAGGCCCGCCGCCGCTCTGGAAAAGTTGCGAGTCACATCGGCTGCGACAGCGAGCCCAACGGCGAGGCCTTCGCTGCTCCGTTGTACTTTTTGCAGCGCCTCATCATCTATGATTCCAAGGAGATGCTTTGTCTCTGCCTCAAACAAGGTTAGTTGGTCGAACGCAACGCGGAGCGCCTGAACGCCAGTCAACAGCGCGCCGACTGCCGCTGCCAGGCCGCTGAAAAGAGGCAATAGCCCCGAGATTGCATCCTTCAACCTCTCAGCGGACTCTGTCGCATCATCAAAGCTGGTGCCTCCGAGGGCTGCGTCTGCCATGGCCTTGGCTATATCACCGAAGCCCTGCACCACCGCCTCTTGGGCCAGGGAGAGCTTGCGGTCCAGAGTCTCGCTCATAGCGGCAAAGGCCGCGCCAGCAGACCCGGCAGCCCTCCCGATCTCATCCAACTGAACCGATAGAACCCGACCCCCATCTGCCGTCAGCGACATGATCGCTTTGGCACCCTCTGCGCGTCCGGTGAGCTTGAGCAGAGCATCCTCGCTGCCGCCCGTGGCGTTCATCAGGTCGGTGATAGCGACCTGGAGCCCCTTGGTCTTCAACGCCTGCGCGCCCATCAGATTCGTAGTCTCGCCAAATGTCTTCTTGGCAAGCTCGCCCTTCTGCAAGAAAGCGGTGAACACGGCGTTCAGTTGCGTGGTGGCTTCCGATGTGGAAAGCCCCTTCAGCGTAAGCGCCGCCACAGCCGCAGCGACCTCCCCAAAACTGACGCCGAGTTGCGAGGCAACCGGAAGCACCATCCCCATGGATGCCGATAGCTCTGGGATGGTTGTCTTCCCAAGCTGCACGGTCTTGAAAATCATGTCGCTCGTGGCCTTCACGCCGGAAGCGGTGACCGTCTCGCCGTAGGCGTTGAACTTCGTGGTCAGGAGGTCAACCGCCTCGCTCGTGGAGGCTATGCCCGCGATTCCCAACCGGGTCGCGCCCTCCAGTAGCACCATCGCATCTGCTGCGTCCGTCACGCCTGCGGAGAGCGTCTGGTACAGGCCAGCGGCGACCTCGGGCGCGGGGGCGCCCAGCGCAAGCGCCAGAGCCTTGACCTCTTCGGTGGCCTCGCCTATCGTCATTCCCCCTTCGCCAAGGATGGTATTCACCTCCCCCATCGCCTTCGAGAACTCTCGCGCACGGGTAATGCCGCTACGCATTCCGGCAAACGCCGAAGCCGCAAACGCATCGGACAAGGCGGTGCGCACGCCTTTTACTATCTTGCCCAGGCGCTTGAATGCCTCCCTGGCTATATTGGCCTGCTTCTTCGCCACCCCGCCGAACTTCTTGAGAGCCCTTGTGGCGAGATCCTTGAGCCGGATCTCGTACTCAAGCCGATGCTCTGATGTTGCCATCTATCGTCGCCTCCCTCGCTGCTGCGCCATCTGGCTCGAACGCTTCTGCCGCTCCATCTCGCGCTCCTGGTGGTCGCTCAGTAACCCCTGCCAATAGCCGCGCTCTGCGTCGATGAGATCGACGCCCGCAAGAAATGACCGCGACTGGTCGAGCCACGCGCCTCTCACCGGGAGAACATTCCTGCGGTCGTAGTGACTGTAGGCCCGCAGAAGCAAGTCGAGGTGAACGCGGAACCCCGCGCTCGCTCCCGTGACCATCGCGGAAGGACAGCGACGATAGCCCACAGTTCCCGTGCCCTCGCACCGAGCGCACTCGCCGCCAGCCCCAGCGCAGCGAGGACAAGAGGACTCCCAAACAATTGAGCGGGCTTCGGAATCGCACCCCCAAGACTTTCGCAATTCGTCACTACCCGGACGGCGGCATCGGGAGCAATCAGGGAATGCCTGGCCGCACGCCTTCGCGGTTGCGACCCCCCACCCCTGCGCTACCGCCGCCCGTATCACTCCCCCTCCGACTCCGAGATGGCCCCACGCTCCAAGATCGCACCCATGAGTTCCTGGCGATGCCTGGGCAAGAGCCTGTCGAGGCAAGAATCGGTCACCTGTTTTGGCGACCCACGCGAGACCTCAAAGGATATCTGCTTGCCGCTCGCATCGGAGAGGTTAGCCCAACCCCGCAGGCCGTGGCGCAAGATGGTGAGTTGATGCGTCCCCGACCGGAAGGAGAGTTCCTCCTGGCCTGGGATACTGGCGATCATCGAGTCGGCCACCTTCGCCTCCTCAGCGACAGTAAGGCCGCGCAGGGTGAAGGTGGTGCGCTCGTCATCGGGCAGGGTGCGGTCATCTTCCAGTATGTATTGAAAGGTTGCTTTCGGGTCAAGTGCAATCGGCATCGGTGCCTCCGGGTTGCCGTTTAGGTCAGGGTATGGTTTACAGGTGGATGAACATGAACTCGTTATTCGTGCCGAGACGCGAGCTTGTTTGCGTGGCGACTATCCCGGTGGTCTGCTGGATTGAGGAGCCGTAGTCGCCTCCTGTCATCGTACTCGTGGTGTCGTAGACCACCACCTCGTCGCTGCTGGAATCAGCGAGCCCCGTGAATTGGAGCGCCGGAACCTTGAACAGGAACTTGTTCCCGGCAGCCGTTCCGACATTCAGCTTGCAGCGGGTTGTCTCGCCCACCAGAAAGCGTTTCCAGAAGTCGTACTCAGTCGAGAGAACGGCATCGGGGTTCCAGGTCATCGTCGGAGTGCGCCCGGTGATATAGGTCTGGCCGTAGCCGCTCGATACCGAGGGATTCTCGCGGACCACCAAGTCGTTCCCGAGACTAATGGTGATGCTATTGAAGATCGGGCTGGAAACGGCGACTGCATCCGTGGTGCCGTAGGATGAGTCTTGGATCACCATGTCGGCGTTCACGAATGCAGGCGGCAGCGGTCGGCCTTCTGCTATGGGCAAGGGCGTGCCCGTCTCCGTATAGTCTTTTAGCGTGCCCATGAATGTGAAGTTCATCATCACCCGGTCGCCCGCCGCGAAAACGAAGTCAACGGTGCCCCGGCAGCCCTGGGCGGCTAGTGCGGCGTTGGTGTTGTCGAGGTAGACTACAAACGAAACGGAAGAGCTATTGCCGCCCCCGAGAGCGTCATGGGCGTCCATTACCCACGCTGTCCCCACGCCTGTAGACGGCGATGACGCTACGGCGTTGGTATCCGACCGCTGCCCGATGGCGTTATCTCCGGCAGTCCATGTGGTGGTTGCGCCATCAAGCACATAGTACAGCGTGCCATCGTCGTAGAAGGTATCTCCGACCACTCGGCCACCCTTGACCGGAGTTCCGTAGGATGTGCCCGCAGCAAAACCGAAGTTCTCGTTGTTGTAGAACACGGCGGGCGCGACTGAGGACGAGCCTAGGTTTAGATTGCCAACAGCCGTAGAGTTCAGCGACTCCACCTGGCGCATTCCGCACGCCTTGAGAAGATCGCCCCAGCGCGGGACGGTGGCGGTGGTCCCGCTCCCCGTTAGCTCAACGGAGAACGAGAACTCGACGGTCGCTGCGGGCGCGGTCTTTGATGTTCCTGCAACCACTTGCGGAGCAGGCGTCACAGATAAGCGCGTGGGGTTGCGCTCGAACATCCTCGGCGTCACCGTCCACGATGGGTCGATGGTCTCCAGGTATCCCGACGAGGCATTGGGCGTGACAAAGGTTCCCTCGGTTGTTTCGAGGGCGAAGTACAGTTTGCGGTCAAAGGTGCGGAAGGCCATGAGGGTAACTCCTTGGGGTCAGATTCTAAGTGGGTGCGTTGAGGTCATCCCAGACGGTTCGATAGTCAACCTCCAGAACTACATTTGCGGTCGTATAGGGTTCATCATCCTCGGTCGGATAGAACACCTCGTCGCCCGTGACTCGCGTGTTGATCGCATTGGCGTTGCGATAGCGGTCAACCAGGACCGCCTTGTGAACATCTCTGATGAAACGCTCGATCTTGCTCGCGGCGTCCGTGCGCGTCCGAAGGAACAGCGTGATCTGAATACGGTACGAGGCCGCGATGGTGCGCGTGCCGCGAGATCCCTCGCGCTCGTAGTCCGTCGAGAGCGGGACGATGATAGCAGCCGGGAACTCCTTGAGTTCCATCGGCCCAGCATCGACTCGCTGGATCTTCTCGATGGTCGTATAGTAGTCCGAGCCCGCGACCACCAGGGCGAGCGCCGTGTTCTGGAGATCATCGAGGATCGCCTCTTTGACGGGTGATCCGCTAGGGGGCATCGAGCATCTCCTCCAGCACAATCTTGAAGCTGTACTGGTTGTCTGCCGTCTGGGTTATCGAGAACGGTGCCCCGACCATGCGAACGATCAACACCTCCGTGCCAGAATAGGACTCGCTCGTGGTCGAGTAGCTCAATCCCTGCGAGCCGCCCGTCGAGAGCTTCCATAGCGTGAGGGCACGGTTGTAGTCGGACTTCGTCGCCAGCGCGAAGGTCAGCGTGAACCGCCGAACACCCGCCTGGCCCTGAGCAGACTCGCTTGAGAAGGTCTGGCGTCGATGGATCAGAGAGCCCTCCCACGGCGTCCGGGCACCTCGACGGCGCACCTTGACCTCGACAGGGAAGGACGAGGGGACAAGATCCCAAGTGCCCACAGCGGCGTAGCCCATCACGCACCCCCTTTGCCAATAAGCACCCGCAGGATGCGGTCAGATATTTGGGGCAGGCGACTCCGTCCAAGCTGGAGCAACTCGCGCTCCGCGCCCAGCCTCGGCTTGATCTTGACCGACCTCTTGAGGACATAAAGAGGAACCATGGTTCCATTCTCCTTCCTCACCATGATGATCGGATGACCAGATGACTCGGTGATAATGAAGGTCGGGCCGAAGCCTGTCTCGTATCTATCGCCCACCTTGCGTATCTTGGCCTTGGGCCGAAGCGTGCCCGTCTTGCCTCGAAGCGCGGCGGGAAGAGGGACGGTCAGGTACCTCTTCTTCTTCGGGCGAACCACTCCCCCCTTTTCTTGGATGCGGGCGTATCCAGCCCGACCGCCGCCGACCCGCATAACAGCTTTCAGGGTGGAGAGCTTCGATCCAGTTACTCGGCCCCCCACAGAGGAGCGCAGATGTCCCGAGCGGGCGCGCAGTTTGGTGCCTAGCGTCTC